CAATGTGTTTAATAGTAAGCACGTAATTACTGAAAAAGAATGGTTAAAAAGATTTAACAAGGATAAAAAATAATGAATGATAATATTGTTAAAAAATGGAAAAAGAAAACTTGGATAAATGCAGATATTTTATTTGAAGACGAGTTTTATGCAAAAACACCTGATTTAAATAAAACGTTCCCACCAAGTATAAAAGCAACTTACACAGTAATTGGACAAAACTCTACAAGATCAACTTTAGAAGAATTACCAATAGATAATAAAAATGAAAAAACTACTGAACAAGATACTGGCTTGGATCAAGATATATCCACCAAAATATAAATTTGTATTAGTCTTTTGGGAAGACGCAAACTCCGATAGCACTTGGAACGATTTAGAATTTATAGAAGATATGCTTCCTACTATTTGTCTTAGTGTTGGTTTTCTTATTAAAAAGACAGACAATTCTTTTGTATTAGCTTCTGACTTTACAATTGAAGAAAAAAACGACGATTTTATTTTTGCTGACGGCGGAAATACTATGGTCATACCTACCAAAAACGTACTCAAAGTAGTACCAATCCCCCTTAAAATACAACCCAAATAGTTGCTCTCTTGGATATAACTTATGATTTCACAAGAATTAATTAACTATCTGGAAAAACAATTCCCAGATAAATGCCCAGATTTAAACGATAATGAAAGAAAAGTGTGGTTTAAAGCAGGTCAATCAAGTGTCGTATCTCATTTAAAAAAGATCTTAAATGAAAAAGAAAACAATATTTTAAAAGAAACAATAATAGGAGATATTAAATAATGTGTGGATTTTCTAGACCGTCATTACCACCTCCTCCTCCAACCCCAGCTCCTCCCGCAACAGAAGTTAATGCTAATAGTGCAAGTTTAAGAGAGAATGCTCCTAAAGCTGTGCAAACTAATACATCAAGTTCAGTTAGCTACTCTAAAAAAAGAGGGAAACAAGCTTTAAGAATACCTTTACAAGTTAATGTTGGATCGAGTGGTACTGGTGCAAACGTACCTTAACAATAAATTATAATTATGCACAATTATACAACAGCTAAATCAAGATATAATACACTAGAGGCAATACGAGATCCTTTTCTCGATCGTGCTCGGGACAGTGCTGAGTTTACGATCCCATCTATTATGCCTCGTGATTATCACAATAGGCATACTATTCTATCAACGCCATATCAAGGCATAGGTGCAAGAGGTACTAACAACCTTTCTTCTAAACTACTTCTAGCTTTACTTCCCCCAAATCAACCTTTCTTTAGACTAACACTTGACGAGTTCACGTTATCAGAACTTGCTGGTAGAGATGATATGAAAGGCGAATTTGAAAAAGCTATGGGTTCAATAGAACGTGTAGTTATGAACGAAATGGAAGTTAATAATTTTAGAACAGCATTATTTGAAGCTATTAAACATCTTATTATTTGTGGAAACGTTCTTCTTTATATTACTCCAGAATTAAAAATGAAAGTTTATCATTTAGATCGATATGTCATTAAAAGAGACGGTATTGGAAATATATTAGAAATTATTACAAAAGATATGGTTGCTCCATCTTCTTTAACAGAAGAACAAAAATTATTAATAGATGGAGATAGAAGTAAAGACGGATATGAAGACACAATAGAAATTTATACTTGTGTTAAAAAATCTGAGAACGGAAAAAAATGGGAAGTACACCAAGAGATAAATGAAAAAATAGTTCCTTCTTCTATTGGTAGTTACCCAATTGATAAAAACGCATTTATACCTTTAAGATATACTTCAATAGATAATGCTGACTATGGTAGAGGATTTATAGAAGAATATATTGGTGATCTTAGATCTCTTGAAGCATTATACAGAGCTGTTGTTGAAGGGTCAGCGGCGGCAAGTAAAGTTCTTTTCTTAGTAAAACCTAACGGTAGTACACGCCTTAAAACTTTATCTGAAAGCCCTAACGGTGCAATAAGAGAAGGTAACGCAGAAGATGTAACTACACTTCAAGTTAATAAATTCTCAGATTTTAATATTGCATTTCAAACAATGAAATTAATTGAAGAAAGATTACAATTTGCTTTTATGCTTAATACTTCTGTTCAAAGAAATAATGACAGAGTTACAGCAACAGAAATTAATTATGTGTCTAAAGAATTAGATGATAGTTTAGGTGGTTTGTATTCTTTATTATCACAAGAATTACAATTACCTTTGATTAATAGATTAATGCATCAAATGGAAAAAAAGAAAGCGTTACCAGCTTTACCTAAAGAAAGCATACGTCCTAAAATAGTTACAGGACTTGAAGCTTTAGGTAGATCAAGTGACCTTCAAAGATTAAATATGTTTGTTACTCAATTGCAACCTTTTGCACAGCAATTGATGACATATTTAAATTTAGATGAATATGTAAAAAGAGTTGGAACATCATTAGGTGTTGAGATGGAAGGTTTGATTAAATCTCCACAAGAAGTACAAGCTGAACAAATGGCTATGCAACAACAAATGATGATGGAACAAAATTCCCCTGCCGTAGTAAAAGAAGGTATGGGTATGGTCAGGGATAGTTTTAAAAACCAAAGGGAGAAAAACATTAAGAAGGAGAACTAATGGTTGATAAAGTAGAAATACCTGTTGAAGAAGTAAAAGAGACACAAGAATATTTAGACGAAATGTCTAAAAAGGCTGATGGTGCAAATAATGTTGCAAACAATGAAACAGCCCCAAGTGAAGAACCTAAAAAGGAAGAACTGATACTTGGTAAATTTAAATCACAAGAAGATTTAATCAAGTCTTATCAAGAACTTGAAAGAAAACAAACTGAGCTTAATAAGCCAAAAGAAACTAAAGATGAAAAACCTTTAGAAGCTAATCAAAAAGTAAATTTTGATTTTTCTTTAGCTCAAAAAGAATTTGATGACACTGGAGAATTAAGTGAAAAAACAATTGAATCTTTAGAGCAAGCTGGCTTACCTAAATCTTATATAGATAATTATATTGCAGGTTTAGACGCTGTTGCAAAACAATTTGAACAACGAGCGTTTGAAAGCACAGGTGGCGAAGAAAATTATAAACAGATGACAGATTGGGTTAGTAAAACTTTATCTGAATCTGAAATAAAACAATTCAATGATAACATTGGTAGAGATAATGATACTGCATTATTTACAATTAAAGGTATGTATGCACGTTACTCTGCTGAAACTAGAGAACCTAATTTAGCTACAGGTTCTAATGCACAACAATCTGGATCAGGATATGAAAGTATTGGTCAAATGAAAGCTGATATGGCAAATCCTAAATATGCTACAGATAGTGCATTTAGAAAAATGGTAGCTGACAAGGTTGCTCGATCTAAAGTTATCTAAATAAAATTCAAAGGATAAATTGCTGTCCTTGAATAGCAAGTAAAAATAAGGCTTAACCCGTCTGAGGACGGATAATTCTGAAACTGAAATTACTACGCTTTATTAGCAACAACCTATAATAACAAAAAGGAGATATATATAATGTCAAATTATACTGTATCAAATATAGGTCAGAATGCTGGTGCTGGTAGTACAACTGCTTCTTTCTTGAAAGTATTTTCAGGTGAAGTAATTACTGCTTTTGAAACAGCAAACTCGACTCTAGACAAACACTTAGTTAGAACAATTAGTTCTGGCAAAAGTGCTCAATTTCCTATTGTTGGTAAAGCTTCGGCAAGTTACCACACAGCAGGAAATGAAATCACTGGTGGTTCAATAACTCACAATGAGAGAACAATCTCTATTGAGAACTTATTAATTGCACCTGTGTTTATCGCAAAAATAGACGAAGCTATGTCTCATTACGACGTAAGATCTATCTATTCAAAAGAATTAGGCAGAGCTCTTGCGAACCAGATGGACAAGCACGTTTACCAAAACCTTATCTTAAATAGTAGAGGTGGAGCGGCTTCTCCGCAAGCGGCTGGTCAGCAAATAACTGACGCAGACTTTGCAACGAACGCTACTTCTGCTGCTGCTTCTATTTTTAGTGCGGCTCAGAAATTAGATGAGAATGATGTACCAGCTGACGACAGATATTGTGCTGTTAGTCCTGCGGTATATTACAATCTAATCCAAGCAACTACTGTTATAAACAGAGATTGGGGTGGATCAGGTTCTTACTCTGATGGTAAAGTTTTAAAAGTTGCAGGTATTAACATTGTACCTACAAACAATTTACCATCTTCAAACATTACAACTGGTGTTGACGCTGGTTCTTCTACAAGCTTTGCAGGGAACTTCTCAACTACTGTTGGTGTTGTTTGGCAGAAAAATGCGGTTGGAACTGTTAAGTTAATGGACTTGTCTACTGAGATGGATTACCAAATCCAAAGACAAGGTACGTTACTTGTAGCTAAATACGCTATGGGTCACGCTCCATTGAACCCAATTTGTTCAATCGAAATCAAAACTGCGTAATTAATTACGTTTGTTTTATTTGGGAGGCGGGGAAACTCGCCTCTCATAACCTATTTAATTTTATATATGACACTTACAGTTACTACAAAACTCGAAGCAGTTAATACTATGCTTACGTCGATAGGAGAAAGTCCTGTTAACACAATAACATCTTCAACTACAACAGACGTTTCTATTGCTATTCAAATTTTAGATAATGTTTCAAGAGAAGTACAAAGTGTTGGTTGGTATTTTAATACTGATACTAATTATAAATTAGTTAAAAATACTTCTGGTGAAGTTGATTTACCTTCAAATTGTTTAAGAGTAGACAACTCTAATCAAGACGCAGATTTAGATTTAGTAGAAAGAGGTAGAAAACTTTGGGACAGAGAAAATCATACTTTTATAATTAATAAAGATATTAGAGTTAACATTACTTGGTTTTTAGATTTTCAAGATTTACCTGAGACAGCTCGAAGGTATATCACTATTAGAGCGGCAAGAATTTTTCAAGATAGAATGTTAGCTTCTGAAACATTACACACGTTTCATCAAGTTGACGAAATACAAGCGTTGTCAGCTTTAAAAGAACACGAAGGAGATACTAGAGATCATAGTATTTTTGATAACTACAGTACGTACAGAGTTATAGACCGAGACAATTATCAACCGACTAAAACTACAATTACAGATGAATAATGAGTGCAAGATTAATTTCAAATTCAATTCCAAATTTATTGAATGGAGTTTCACAGCAACCCGACACTGTAAAACTTCCTAATCAAGCAACTATTCAAGAAAATGGTTTATCAGATATTATTACAGGTTTAGGTAAAAGACCGCCTACAGAACATATAGCAAAATTAAATAATGATACTTTAACAGATTCTAAAGTACATATTATTAATAGAGACACTACCGAACAATATGTTGTCTTATTAAATAATCAAAGTTTAAAAGTTTATGATATTAATGGTAACGCAAAAACACTAGTTACACCTGATGGTCTTACTTATTTAACTTCAACAAATCCAAAAAAAGATTTTAATTTAGTAACTGTTGCTGATTATACATTTATAGTTAATAAAACTATTGATACTGCAAAATCAGGAACGCTAAGTGCGTCTAGACCAGATGAAGCATTGTTTTATGTTAAAAATGGTCAATATAAAACTACATACGAAATTACTATAGATGGAGTTAGTGTAGCTAGTTATCAAACATTAGATAATTCTACTTCATCTAATGCTAGTTCAATTACAACAGATAATATTGCAACAGAATTGTATAATGATTTAGTTGCTAGTTTATCAGGTTATACTATTAACAGAGACGGTTCTATTATTTATGTTTCAAAAAATTCTGGAACATTTACAGCTTCGGTATCAGATGGTTTAGGCGGTGACGGTTTAATAATAGTAAAAGATAAAACTAATTCTTTTGCTGATTTACCATACAAAGGTTATACAGATTTTGTTGTTGAAATTGTTGGAGACAACGGTAGTGAATACGATAATTATTTTGTTAAATGGGACGGTGACGCTTGGGTAGAAACAGTTAAAGACGGATTAGACAATGCGTTTGATGTTACTACAATGCCCCATCTTTTAATAAGAACTGCTGATGGTAATTTTAGATTTTGTAAAGCTGATGGATCAACTTATACTATTAGTAGTACAACTTATACTCAACCTGAATTTGCACCAAGAACAGTAGGAGACGAAACAACAAGTCCAGACCCTACGTTTGTTGGTAGAAAAATTAATGACATATTCTTTTATAGAAATAGACTAGGTTTTCTATCTGATGAAAACGTAATCTTTTCTAAAGCTGGAAAGTTTTTTACTTTCTGGGCAACTACAGTAACTACTGCAATTGATGATGATATGATTGACTTAGCTGTTAGTCATAACAAAGTTTCAATTTTAAAATACGCTGTGCCTTTTAATGAACAGTTAGTTTTATTTTCGGATCAATCTCAATTTACTTTGGACGCACAAGAAATACTTTCAGCTAAAACAGTTTCAATAAATCAAACTACTGAATATGAAATTGATGATAGTGCAAAACCGTTAGGTCTTGGTCAAAACATTTATTTTGGTATTGCTAGAGGTAGTTACGCTGGTGTTAGAGAATATTATGTTAATACTGACACTGATATTAAAGACGCATTAGATACTACTGTTAATTTACCTAGATATATTGAAGGTGCATTAACTGCACTAAAAGGATCGTCAGCAGAAAATACTTTATTTGGATTTGCTTCTGGAGAAAGAAATTCTTTATTTGTTTATAAATATTATTTCGACGCTGGATCTAAAGCATTACAAAGATCTTGGTCTAAATATAAGTTTGTTACTACTGATATTATTTTAGATGGAGATTGTATTCAAAATTATCTTTACGTTGTTATTAAAAGAAACGACGGTACTTATTTAGAAAAGATGAATTTAAAAACTAATGAAGTAGACTCGAATTTAACTTTTCCTATTCTATTAGATAGAAAAACAAATTTATCAGGTTCATATAATGTAAGTACAAATAAAACTACTTTTACTTTACCTTACGAAGAAACTAATCCTATGGAAGTAGTTTTAGGTGGTTCTTGGTCTTCAACACAAAGAGGAAGAAATATTGCTATAGCCAGTTCTACAAATACAACATTAGTTGTTAATGGAGATTATTCAGCTAACCCTGTTATTGTTGGAAGAAAATACACTTTTAAATATCAATTTCCAACTTTCTTTGTAAGAGAACAAAAATCTTCTGGTAACACATCAACAGTTAACACTGGTAGATTACAATTAAAAAATATGTCTCTTACATTTGGAGACACAGGTTATTTTGAAGTTAATTTAACTCCATTAGCAAGAAGTACATCTATTTATAAATTTACAGGGCAAACATTAGGTTCTAGTACATTAACTATTGGTCAACCTAATTTAGAGAGCGGAACGTTTAAGTTTCCTATCCAATGTAAAAACACAGACACAGTTATATTCGTTGCTTCCGATAGTTACTTACCTTGTAATTTATTATCGGCAGAATGGGAGGGAGTATTCTCTGTTCTTTCTCAAAGAATTATAACCTAATGAAAATAGATGAAATAGAAACAACAAGTAAGCATATAAAATTATTAGCAAAGAATTTAAGACCAGAAGATGAAAGAGAGATAGTTTCTAAAACTGGTACAACAAATTTACAAAAGACTTTACTTAAAGGATTTACAATGACTGATTATTGTAGATCGTTTTTTGTTGATGATAAAATTGCAGGTGTATACGGAGTAGTTGCGTCACTAGATGACAAAAACATTGGATCTCCGTTTTTACTATGCACGCCTAATATTAAGAAAATTAAAATAAAGTTTTTAAGAGAGTGTAGAAAAAGAGTTCAAGAAATGCAAGACAAGTTTCCTGTGTTATTTAATTATATAGATAGTCGAAACCAATTACATTTAACTTGGCTTAAATGGTGTGGTTTTAAAATTATAAACGAAAAAAAATTTAATGATGTCCTGTTTTATGGATTTTTAAAGGAGAAAAATAAATAATATGTGTACAATGGAAGCGTATGTTGCGGCTAGAGTTTTTCAAGGATACAATCAATATCAAACTGATAAAGCTAAAGCTAAAAACATAAATGATACGGCAACAGCTAACGCAGAAAGATTAAGAAACGAAGCTATCTACACAGATAATTCTCTAATTAGAAGTCAAGAAAGTGAAAAAGATAAAGCGGCTTTCCAAAAAGAACAAGTACAAGAAAAGAAACTTTTAACAGAAGGTACTGCTAAAGTTGCTTTCTTTGAAAAAGGTCTTGGTGGTAATTTATACAACACAATTCTTGGAGATATTGCCAGACAAGGGGCAAAACAATTTAATACAATTGATTTAAACTACGAAAACAAATTACGTCAAATTACAGACGAAAGATTAATGTATAATCGAAAATATACTAATCAAATTATTTCTTTACCTAGAGCATACAAACCTAGTTTTATGACTTATGCGTTAGAAACGGCAGTAGATATTGGTGGTATGTACGCTATGAATCAAGCACCTTCAACGCCAAAGGCTTCTCCCTATGATGGGGCAAGCTCAATGGGTGATTATATGAAAAATCCAACAGGATATAGCGGGAGCAGTTAATGGCTAAGATTAATACGGATATAGGTGTAAATATAAATTTAGAAAATGCACCAGTAACAAAACCTATTTTAGATGTTGGCTCAGAAAAAATAGTAGGTAAAGATAGATTTCAAGCATTAGCTGATACTCTTGCGGCTATTAACCCAACAATAAAACAACTTGCTGACAAACAATTAAAACAAGAAGCAAAACAATCGTTTGAACAAGGTCAAGCACAGATTAATGGTATGACTTTAGATCAAGCACGTCAGGCACACAAAAGCGGATTTCCTGATATTTACAATGGTTGGGCTAGATATGGTGCATACAAACAATATGCAATTAATTCAGTAGATAATTTTGTTCAAGATTTTAAAGATCAGTACGCTTCAAAAAGATATGAAAGTAATTATAATTGGCAAGATCACTACAACGAGCTTAGTCAACAATATTTATCTGATAAAGAAGGAGACGAATTTTTTGCATCAGCTTATAATCAAGGTACAGCAGAATTAAGAAGATGGTTAAACGTTAAAGAATTTGAAAAACAACAAGAAGAATTACAATATAAAGTAATTGGTAATGCTTCTTTATCTTTACAAAATTTACCTACAAAAGTTGAAGAACAATTAGAAATTGCTTTTTACAATGCTAACCCTATCGAAACGTTAGGTAAAGATTACAAAGAAAAGAAAGCTAAATTCTTTCAAGAGAATATGTCTAAAACATTTGTAGATATGTTCTATAACCTTAAAGAAAATAGAAACCCTGCGTTATCTTTAGCTGATTACGATGAAGTTGTACTAAGTGAAGCTGAATTACACGCTAAATTAGATGGTAGGTTTGCCGCTGAATATATTACTCTATTAACTACAAATAGACCAGATGGATCTCCAGCTATTATAAACAATCCTAAATTTCAAGGTAGAGTAAGTAATTTAGTTGAAAAATTAAATGAAGCAATAAAATTAAACGTAGACACTGCTAATTGGTTTAATGGAAACGTAGCTTCATTACCTAAAACAGATAGAACTAAATTAGGTTCAGATATTTTTGATAAAGAATACAGAATTAGAAAATCACAAGGTATGTCTAATGCTGACGCTTTCTTATCAACTACTATGTCTTTAATGACGGGTATGCAAAAGAATGAGCCTATTAAACAAATTGAAGATTTATTAGCTAAACCTGTTACTGGTCAATATACAGAAGATAACAAACTTGCTCTAGAAGTTTATGCCGCTTTAGATAAAGCTGGTATTACTGGTATTTATTTTAAAGAAAACGATAAAAATAAATATTTATTTTATGTTGCTAACGTTAAAAGTAAAGCAGGGCAAGATCCAAGAGATATTGTAAGAGAACTTGGAACAGCAAATACAATTACTAAACAAGTTTCTCAATTAACGTCAGAAGATAAAAAATCATTACAAACAGCTTCGGGTAATATGGCTTATGCACCAAACCAAGAATTATTTTATATGGTGGCACAGTATTTTAAAAATATTAATACTGATATTAATAATGATGATTATATAAATCAAACTAAAGATTTTATTGATAAACATTATTCAAATATTAACGGTAGATGGGTAAGTAAATTTAAAATTAATCAATTAGGCACAACACCAGATAAATACGATACTTTTAAAATATCTGCCATAGAATTACTTAAAGAAAAATTAAACGTTGATAAGAAAATTATTCAAGAAGTTGATTTAGTAGGATTTTCTTTAGATGAAACAAACATTGACGTAGGTTCATATTTAGGAACTAAAATTGATAGCGTAGATTTAAATAATTATGAATTAATAGTCGACGATACTCGTGACACTTTATATTTCAAAGAATCTGATGGAACATTATTAGATGTACCTGCAACAGTAGAATACAAAAACGGACAAACAGTTTGGTTAGAAGTTCCTATTGATCTTGTTAAACAAAGAATTGAAGAAAAAGAAGCTAAACAAAGAGAAATTAATAATAATTTAAGAATGAAGAAAGACGCTGAATTTAGAAAAAAACAAAAAAGATTAAGAGAGTTAGAATCAATGGGAGTTAGTGCAGGAAATTTAGGACAAGGAGAATTATTTAAATTTTAAATATTATGGCAAATATAAATTGGGATTTTATTTCAGAACTCGAAGGTAAAGGCGTAAAGAAAGCTTATGTACCAAGTGAAAACTCTGGTGTTACTGTTGCAACTGGGTTTGATCTAAAAGAAAAAGATGTCAATACATTAAGTCAAATGGGTATTTCTACAGATACAATTGACACTTTATCTAAATTCTTTGGTATGTCTGGAGCTGAGGCTAAAGAAGCTTCTAAAGGATTTGAACTAACTGACGCACAAGTTACTGAAATCGATAAAGCAAGTCATAACTGGTATACAGATCAAATAATTAAAACTTACAACTCACATAACCCTGTAAAACCATTTGAAGAATTATCACAAGCACAACAAACTGTATTAGCTTCTGTAGGATTTCAACACGGAACTTCTTTTACTAGAAAAGATGGTTCAGATATGAATTTTATTAAACAAGCGGCTAGTGGAGATTGGGACGCTGTTTTAGGTAATTTAAGAAATTTTGGAGATCAATTCTCTACAAGAAGAAATAAAGAAGCTGATTTACTAGAGACAGAAAAAAAAACTCTTGATGTAAGAAAATTTACACCAATAGATATTACTAAACAAAAGTATTTATGGTCAGAAGAACCTGATGTAAGTCGTGGTTTGTTTTTAGATCAAGCATACAACGCTAGTGAATTACAAAAATTTATTGAAGAAGGAAGAACTGTTCCTGAAATATTAAAAGCTACAATTCAAGAAAACACTATATTTGCAAATGCTTGGGAATTATTTGCGACTCCAACTTTTATGCAACAAGATGGTTTTAGTTGGGATAATAATAAAGAAGAATTTGACGCTGTAATTAAACAATATAATTTAAATGATGAATTTGCAGATAGTTTAGTTGGTGCATTAAATAGTGATCATTTAAAATATCTTGCGGAGAAAGCGTCTAACCATCAAAAAAATGCAGAACTATTAGCTTCATTAGGTTGGAAAGGTATAGCATTACAATTCGGTACTTTTATTTTAGATCCTGTAAATTTATTAGGATACGGAGCTTTAAATAAAGTAATGAAAGGTGGTCAGTTTTTAACTGGTCTAACAAGAAGACAAGAATTTCTTAAAAAAGGTTTAGCTTATGGTGCTTTAGAAGGGGCTTTGTATTCTCCAATAGCGGCTAACAACCCTACAATGGGCTTAAATGATGTGCTTATCGCCTCAGCTTTAGGTGGTACTCTTGGAGGGGGCATATCCGCCCTTACCGCAAAACATTTAAAGAATGTTGCTAGAGCAACTCAAAAACAGGATTTAATTGAAAATGGATTAAAACCTACTGACAAAGCTAATAAAACTATATTTAAAAACACTAAACATTCTTTAGAAAATAAAAAACTTATTAATGATTTAAATGATACTTCGTTAATTGATAACGTTGAATTGTTTTTTCCTAAATTAAGAAACTTACCTTTTGCATTTGGTTTATTTAGTGCAAACAGATCTGGAACTTTAGGTTCATCAATATCTAAAAAAGTTAGGTTATTTAATTTTAAATCATTAGAAGAACCCATTGGTTACAAAGATGTAAAAACTGGTAAAGCCGCAGTTCAAGACACAACTGTTGAAATGGCTAGAGATCAAGTTGTTATGCAAGCTCATAGTACAGTCTACACTAATGTAGGCGACGCTATGAAAGGATATTTAAAAGCAAGAGGCTACGGTGCAGTAAAAGGTTTTTTTCAATTTGGTCTTAAAACACAATTTATGCACGACACTAAGAGAGTAATTATTGCTCTTAGTAGACAAGAAAAGAAATTTAAATTAAGTGCTGGAGAACAAGCATTATTAAGAGATCCGCATTTAGTTAAAGCGGCAAATGCTTATGCAGACGGTTTTCAACTATGGGCTAAATTATTAAAAGAAGCTGGAGTTGAAGGTGCAGAAGATTTAGCACAAGACACTGGTAGATTTTATGTACCAAGAAAAATAAGTTTAGAGAGTTTTCAACAATTAGAAAAAAGACTTGGGGAAGAAGGTGTAGAAGATTTAATTACCCAAGCTATTGCTAATCAACAACCATTATTAAATAGATTAGATAACCCGATTGCTAAAGCTGAAAAAGCAAAAGTTAAAACACCTGATGGTAATAAACAAATATCTATTACTAAAGCTAGAGCATTAGCTAGGGTGATAGTGAAAGCGGCTAAATACAATAGTCGTATGGGTGGTTTTGATATTGAACAGCTTATAAGAATTAAAAACCCTGAGATGTTAAGAGAATACATTGATGATGTATTTTCTAATTTAACACCAGAACAAAGAGATACTTTATTTGATGGTTTAAAAAATCAAATTAGTGTTTTAACTTCGGGAAGATTTAAACAAAGAATTAGACTAAACGAAAACTTTGAAACAACTATTAACGGTCAAAAAGTACGTTTAGATGAACTCTTTGAAAATGATGTAGATTTATTGTGGCATTCATACACTAATGAAATGGCTGGCTGGTATTCATTATCAGATAGATTAGGTATCAAAAGTAGAAATGAATGGTTAAAATACAAAAACGAATTATTTAACGATATTGATACAGTTTATCGTGATCCAGATTCTATTCCAGAATTTAAAAAACTTAAAGATCCAGCTCAAAGAATAGCTGGCGGTAAGTTTATTGCTAAAGAAGAAAAAGATACAATTGACAGTTTCTTTAATAATCTTATGGGACGATCAACTGAGTCAGGCGACCCGACAGTTGGTGTAAATAAATGGTTAGCTAATTTAAGAAGATTTAATTTTATTAGGGTATTAAACCAAGTAGGTGTAGCACAATTACCTGAGTATGGTGTAGCTGTATCACAACAAGGATTTAGAGTTTTATTAAATGAAATACCTGCATTTAGAAAATTATTTTCTGACGCACAAGCTGGAAAAATTGAAGATACTTTTTATAAAGATTTAGCCGTGATCGGCTCATCTAACGGAGACGATTATATATTTAGACAATTTCAAGCTATAGACGTTTTAGATAGAGGTGTTTCTCAATTAGATACATCTGCTAGAGGTAAGTATGGCAAAGCTGTTACTAACACTTTAGAAAAAGGAACAGGACACGCCTCTGGACTTATTCATATAGATAGAAACCAACGAAGAATAGCTATGAGATTGTTTGTTCATAGACTAGCAGAAGATTTAATAGATGTTTCTAAAGGCGGTAAATTTATAGACGAAATATCTAAAGGAAGATTAAATAGATATAGAGTTTTAGGATTATCAGATCAAGATTTAATTGCATTAGCAAAAGAATTTAATAGTCCAAATGTTGTTACAGAAGTTACAGGTTTAGGACGTAGAGTTTTACAATTTGATTTTGTTAATTTTAAAGATCAAAATTTAGTTAAGAAGTTTGGTATTGCAGTTAATAGATATACTAAACGAGCAGTCCAATACAATATGATTGGAGACACTAATAGATTTTTTTCTGACAGCAAATGGGGAAAAACAATGTCTCAATTCAGACAGTTTATTATGACTGCTTGGAGTAAACAGTTTTTACATAACGTAGCTATGGGAGATTTCCAAACATTTTCTATGTTTATGTATACGTCATTAATTGGCGGTGCTTCTTATATTGCACAATCTCATTTCAATACTATTGGTATGAGTGATAATGAAAAGAAAGCATACCTTAAAAAGAAACTTGGTAATCAAGGAGACTATGCTAAAGTTGCATTAGCTTCTTTTCAAAGAGCTGGCTGGTCTTCTGTAATGCCTCCGTTTATGGATATGGTTTTAGGTCAAGTAGCTCCTGAATATAGATTTAATACTAGATCATCAGGACAAGAAATGAATCTTATTACTGGAAACCCTACTTATGATTTAGGTGAGAAAACTTTTAGTATAGCTGGTTCGTTTTTGAAAACTATGTTTAATTCAGATTACAATTTTTCTAAACAAGATTTAAATAGAATAATGAGAATACTTCCATATCAAAACTTATATGGAATTAACCAATTACTAAATTACATAAGAGATAATTCTGGATTACCAGATCAAGGAACAAGGAGTTTATATTAAAGTATGTCATACGCAATAAATACATATACGGGAGACGGAAGCACAGTAAATTACAGTGTTACTTTCCCTTACATTGAACAAGCACACGTTGTTGTTACTTTAGATGGTGTAACTAAAACTTTAAATACAGACTACAGTTTTACTACTTCTTCAACTATTACTTTTACAACAGCACCTTCTGCTAGTGTAGTTATTAAATTTACTAGAAGTTCAAGTAGAACTGCACGATTAGTAGATTATCAAGATGGGTCTACATTAACAGAAGCTACTCTTGACCAAGACGGGAATCAAAGTTTTTATATAGCACAAGAAGCCATTGATATTACTGATAACAATATTAGTCTTAGTGCGGCGACAGATCAGTGGGACGCTTTAAATAAAAGAATTACTAACGTAGCTAACCCAGTCAATAACAATGACGCAGTTAATAAAACTTATTTAGAAAACACTTGGTTATCAACTTCAGACAAAGCTAACTTAACTACCGTAGCAGGAATAAGCGGTGCAGTAAGTACAGTAGCAGGAATTAGTTCAGCAGTTTCAGGAGTTAATTCTAACAATGCAGATGTTTCAACAGTTGCAGGTCAAATATCTCCAACAAATAATATTTCTACATTAGCAGGTATTAACGCTGACATAACTGCTGTAGCAAATAATAATGCAGACGTTTCAACTGTAGCAGGACAGATTTCACCAACTAATAATATTTCTACACTTGCAGGATTAGATACAGAAATTACTTCATTAGGTGCAATTAGTGGTGACAT